GCTATATAATTAATCTTGAAAATTCTATTGATGAAGAAGGAAATGATAATGAGGGGACACATTGGACTTGTTTGCAAATAAATCAATATCCAGCAGGACAAATTGAACCTATATTTTTTGATCCTTATGGCGCAGCGCCAAGTGAAAATATTAAAAAATGTGTAAAAGATACTTGCGGAAAATATCTTGCATTTACAAAAAAAGATTGTCAGAGTCTAATGAATAATGCTTGTGGCTGGTTTTGTTGTGCTTTTTTACATTTTGTAAATACTTTTGAAAGACGAAGTAGAGATTTATATCAAGATGTAGATTCATTTTTGGAATTATTTGATGATCTTAATGAAAGTATTGATTGGAAGAAGAATGAATATATTTTGAAAATGTTTTTCCAAAGTAAAGATCCTAAATTAAGAAAGGAAATAGATGTTATAGGAGATACGAATAAAATTATGGGAAGCGACCATAAAGATAAATATGGATGCGATATGATGAAAATACCGATTGACATTAATATGATGAATAAATAAATTTATTTTAATTCTTTAAAGAATTAGATTTTTTTTATAAAAATTTGATATTTTTTAGAATTATGATATTAATAATATATTTTAGGTTTTTTCTTTAATACTTCTTTAAGAAGAAATAATATATTTATATATATTTATATATATTGATTGAAGAGAGAACAATAATATTATTGTTATAATATATAATTTAAAAAAACCTAAAATAGGATAACCTAAAAACCTAACCTAAAATGGTTTTAACTCTTTTTCCTATAGAAGTTTTAAAAGTAAAATCGCCGGTTTAAAATGAAATAGGTTAGGTTTTTAGGCTGGAAAACCTATTTATTAAAATATAATATTATATATTATAATATGAGTGTAAATTTAGAAATTATGGGGGAAAATACATTAACAATACCTGAATTTTTCGTATCACTTGGAAAACCAGATAAAAAGGGAAAAATGAAAGTAAAATTAGTAAATCCTTTAACTAAATCGCGACATCTCGCTACAAGAGATGGCCAGACACCTTTTAGAATTATAAGAAAACCGATTGATGAAATGATTTTATTAGAGAACCACACACATCCCATCCCTTTAAGATTATTTTCTAAAAAAGATAGAGAAATCATCGTAAAACATTTTGAAGTTGTTGAATCTCATAGAGGCAAACCAATTAATGAAATACCAAATACAAAAGATTTTAAAAATAAAGAAAGAGGCCGTCCTCCACATCTACCAAAAAATATAAAATGGCATATGGAGCATAAAACAATTCCTAAAGGCAAAAAAGTAAATATTAAACAAGTTGAACCAAAAACTCTTGTTATACCACAAGGTAAAAAAGTTAAAATTAAACCCCTTCCCGCAAATATTCCTATTGAGGAACCTCTTGTTATACCACAAGGTAAAAAAGTTAAAATTAAACCCTTTCCCGCAAATATTCCTATTGAGGAACCTCCTATTAAAATGAAAATATTAAAAATTAAAAAAGCGGTTCCAAAAATATCTGAACCTATAATAGAAGAACCAGAAATGCCAATAATTGAAAAAAAAAGTAGAGGAAGACCAAAAAAATATTCAACCGATGCTGAAAGAAAAGCTATGAAACTACAACAAACTCTCGCAAGTAATAAACGAAAACTACAAGAGCGACGCGAAGCTAAAGGTAAGGGTATATGGGATAATATTAAAAAAACGGCGAATAAAGCTGTTAGCGGTGCTAATAAAATAACTAATACTGTTGTTAAAGGTGTTAATAAAGTAATTAATGATGCATCTGCTTATAAAACTGCAATTTTAGAAGGACGAAATGACTATCCGCCAAAATGTAGAAAGATATTAAAAGAGAATGGAGATGCCATTATTACTGGAATGAAAATTAAAAGAACACCTGTTCCATCAATATTAACAAGTGCGTTAAGTGGACTATCATTTGGGCAATTTGGTAAAAATCAAAAAGAAGCTGGATTTGATACATTGTTTCATTTATTTTTAGAAATGCAAACTGTAAATGGAAGACGACTACAAGTTGAAAAGAATGAAGTTATTAATATGGATATTGATCCGCCAGAAAAACCAAATACAGAAATGAGAATTGTTAAAAATGTTCCTCAAGGACTAACATTTCAACAAATTATGGATGCGACACAGAAACGGCAGGGTGATAAATTTTTTAAATATAGTGCTCGCGATAACAATTGCCAAGACTTCATTTTAGCATTATTTCAAGCAAATGGTGCAGGTGACACTGAGGATTATGCATTTATAAAACAAGATACAAAGAAATTATACGATGGACTGATGGGATTAAGAAAAATAAGTAATACGCTAACGGATATCGGAGGTCGCGCAAATGTTGTAATGGAAGGCGTAGGGGTTGGTGGTAATGGTGATTTAATACATCTAGATTTAAATAGTCATAATGGTAAAAATTATAAGATGGGTGAAGGCGTCGGAGTCAAAAATAAAATATCAACAAGAAGTATAAAAGGAATGGGTAAAAAATTATTCGATCAGAAATTTAGTATGAATCAAATCAAGCATTTTGTAAAAAAAGATATATTAGGGAAGAAAGATGAAGTTAAACCAAAAACTAATTCAATATTAGATCAAGAATTCTCTGTTAATGAAGCAGTTGATGCGGGAAAGCATTTATTCGGGAAAGGTTATGAAGGTTCTGACAGCGAAGCAAGAGTTCATCGTTCACAAATGGGCAATGGTATTGTAATTCATCAACATCACCATCATCATCATCATTATAAAGGGATGGATAGCGATTCAGATGATGAACCGATGGGCGGAAAATTGAAAATGAGCAATACAAGTAAAAAAATTGTTAAAGGTTTAAAAACTGTTGCTCACTACGCAATACCAGCGGCTACAAGTGCATTAGGGGCGATGGCTGCTACAGCTATAGCACCGGAATTGGGCCCTATAAGCGGGGTAGCAGGTGGAGCTTACGGCTCTTATGTCGGCAAAAAAATAGATGATAAATTAGGAGTTGGTTTAAAAGGATCTCAGGAGATGAAAGATAAAATGGCTAGAATCAGAGCTATGAGAAAATAAATTAATTTATAATATTTAGTTTATGAAATTCTGTTAAATTATTTTCTCTTTATAAATTTAATTCTTTAAATTTGGATTTTACTAATTAATTATTAAGATAATTATTAAAAATCATATTTTATAATCATTTATTAAGAAAACTATTAAAAACATATTAATTTAATATGAAAATTAATCTTTTAAACAAAATAATATTAAAATTAAGTCTTTAAACACTTAATAATCATATAAATTTACAATAACACTGTATAAACTCTAAATTAAAATATTTTAATTTAGAGTTTATACAGTGTTATTGTAAATTTATATGATTATTAAGATTAAAATTTATATTATTTGAGCAATTTGTATATTTAATATTAATTTTTGATTAATATTAAATTGATTTTAAAGATTTTTCTTAATAAATGATTATAAAATATGATTTTAAAGATTTTTCTTAATAATTGATTTATTCACAGAATAAACATTCGCATTTATTTTTAGATTGATTATTAAATATATCTTTTAAATTTATAATTGGAATTTCAAAATGTAATACTTCATTAGGCAATGCACCAGCGCGAACTGTAGAAAAATTATTTTTTTTAAATGTATTGAACAATGATTCGTCGTATTCAATATAACTGACTGCATCAGTAAATTCAAATATAAAATATTGTTTATTATCTATTTTTTGAATTTTATGAACAGGGAGTATTGTAGAATTATAAGTTGATTTTTTAACTCTTCTACTTTTCAACTCCCAACAAGTGCCATAATCACTTTCAAAATCGCATTTAAAAAAATGATCATTATATTTATCTTTTGTATTTTGAATGTTAGATTCATTGTGCCAAGTTTTTTTTATTAAATTTAATATTGATTTTTCCTGTGCTAATCCATAAGCTAAATCATTTGCAAGAGATCGCATTTCTTTATATAATATAATAATATATTAATTTATGATTAATTAAACTAATAGTTAATTATATATATTATAGTATATTAATAATAATGACAACTGCTATTAAAGATTATATACATAAAAAACGATCTACTCTTTCAACATCATCCGTTACAACATACGCCAGTATAATTAAGAATTTATATTTGAAAGTTTTTAATGATGATAAATATGATTTAGATAAATTTGATCAAACAGAAAAAGTATTACATTTTTTAAAAGATATTCCGCCCAATAGAAGAAAAACTATTTTGTCCGCACTTGTAATAATTACTGATAAAAAAGAATATAGAGATTTGATGTTAGAAGATGTCCGTAATTATAATAAAGATATTCATAAGCAAGAGAAAACAGAAACTCAAGAAGAGAACTGGGTATCAAGTGATAAAATTAAAGAAGTATACGATGAATATAAAAAAAATGCAGAATTACTATATAAAAAAAAATCATTAAAACCATCTGATTTACAACAGATTCAATCATATATTATTCTAAGTTTATTGAGCGGTTTATTGATACCGCCTCGTAGATCCAAAGATTACTGCGATTTTAAAATTAAATCAATAGATAAAATTAAGGATAATTTTATTGATAAGAATACAATGAATTTTAATTCTTATAAAACGGCAAAAACATACGGTTTACAACAAGTTGATGTCCCGATTGCTCTTAAAAAAATTTTAACGAAATGGATTTCAGTTAATCCAACAGATTATTTATTGTTTGATGCTAATCTGAATAAACTGTCATCAGTTAAACTTAATCAACGCCTCAATAAAATATTTGATGAAAAGCATATATCAATAAATGCATTGAGACATACTTATCTGACTGATAAATATGCGGTTCATTCTAAAGTTGATAAAGAATTAAATGATGATATGACCGCGATGGGAAGTTCGAAAAATATGGCCCAAAATTACATAAAGCTTGATTAATAAATTAGACTTTTTCTTCATTACTACTTGGCAATGGATGCTGCGCTGTTATTTCATCTAATTTTTCCTCACCTACAGTATCGCGAATTATTCTAATACCTGATAAACCAATTTCTATATTACTGCATTTTGATTTGTAGCAAAGCCTTGAAAGTGCAAGACCGCCTCCTATAAGTGATGTTATTAAAAAACTCCAAAAGACTTCTGATAGTCCCATTATAATATTATATTAATATAATATTATATTTTAAAAATTAAAAGAATAACTTGTATATATATATCACTCTTTAAGTAATATTGGACCAGACCATACTAATTGATGTAGCACTTATAACAAAGATATTACAAATCCAAACTGAATTTGCGGAGACACTTGTATTTCCATTCAGATTATTTCTAATTGTGATCCCGCCTGTAGAAACATTTTTATTTAAAGTTCTTGTACCAGATGCCGGTCCTGTAAGAACCAACACTGTTCTCGATCCGACTACTGCACCGGAAAATAAAATAGTTGTAATGTTCGCGTTCATCAAATGTGAAAAATTACCTAGTGAAAAACCAGCTAAAGGAATTGTTAAAACTCCTGATACAGTTGAGCAAACAGTAACACTAGACGGCAGAATAACATTTGCAAGTCTCGCTACAACTGTTGCGGCTAACTCGGCAGAAGACAATAATCCGGATGAGGGATTATATGTCATAAACGGCGTTGCAGCATCATCAACAAAAATTGAATCATTCCCGTCACTAGTTTTTATAAAAGGAACCGCAAATGAACCTGAAGTATTATCAGTTCTAACAATAATATTAGACGCTATAGAACAGGTTGCGGCATTTCCGTTCAATTCGCCGGTGAATGTCAATGCTGAAACATTATTATTAACATTAATATCAGATGCGTAAATCTGTCCGCATTGAACTTGATCCATAGCTGAATTTCCAATAACTGTAAGACCTGATATTAGTCGAGTAGCACCTGAAAATTCTTTATCCCCTGCTATAAATTGAGCGCTAACAAGATCCAGATATCCTCCTGCAACTGAAGATTGACTAATCCCCGCTACTGCGATTTGAGAGTCGGTTAAAGATTTATCAACAATAGACGCGGCGGGGACAGTCGAGAGTGCAATGGACGCTCCGCTTAATACAGGTGGAGATACAAATGATTTAACACCTGATACAGATTGATCATTGACAAGATCACAATAACCCCCGAGAACTTCCGATTGATTGATCGTTCCAACTGGAAGTTCAACAATTCCTTGAACTCTAAGCCCGCCTTCTAGAGAAGACAGTCCTTCTACTGTCAATGATCCAGTGTTTAATGAAGCAAAATCAACTTCTATACCAGAGTCGAATTGCGGAACTGAATCAAATGTGCAAATGCCAGTAAATCTAGAACTTCCTAGAACAGTAAGATTAGATTCGCTTAAAACACCGGCTTTAAAAGTTTGTAGCACTGAAAAATTATTATCGAGTGAGTTTGTTGCGTTAAGCGCATCAAACGCGCCACAAGGAGCGTTTATGTACGGTAAAATAGTAAATGATTGCGATGGATCCATTATAATAATATATAATATTTTAAATTTAAGTAAAATTAGTTAGACGAATTCGCTTAAGTAAAATTTGTTAGACGCATTCGCCAGTCAACAGTAGATCGTTTAAATATTTCTATAAGCCAAATTGAATTTGCTCCCATTACTGTATCTCCTGCAAGATTATTAATGACTCCACAAGCCTTAAAAAAAGTGCGAGGTGCTGCATCTACTGTTAACCATAGTTTAAAAACGCCTCCTATAACGCCAGCTGAAGGCACAACTGTAATTATATTTTGATCCATCGTTACAAGTTGAGATCTGCCAATTGCATATGATCCTAAAGCGATGTTTAAAACGCCTGCTACTATTGTACTAGTAACAGTTGTTGTAATTGAATTAACCGTTAAATTAGTTGTTGATGTAGTACCAGTTGTTGTAATATTTGTTGTTCCACAAGCAATACCAAATGCGGTGGATACCTGTAATAAAGGTACGCCAAGATTACTAACTTTAAATAAATTATCAATAACTTCTACTGGAGCGTTAAATGTTGATTGTCCGTTAACTATTATATTTTGAAGAGTTTCTTGTCCCTGTGCTGTAGGGAATCTTAAAAATTCATTAGTTGCTTGATTAAAAGTTAGAGGTTCATTATTAATTGAAAAAGTACTGCTATCAAATATAGGTAAATTTTCTGTAGGTGGTAAGTATGATGACATCTATATATAGTTATATTTATTTTTTTTCAAATTAAAAATTAAAGTTTTTCTTAATCAATTAATTTAAGTAACTAATGTAAAAACTAAATAATATGTCCCCTGATTAAGACCAATTGATACAGTCCATAAAGAATTTGTTGCTATTAATGTATTACCTGTAAGGTTATTTTTATTTGGATTTCCGCCTAATGTTTTATTAAAAGTCCAACCAAGGCCTCCTGGACTACCAATACCATTACCACCTTTTAAATATAATGTTGCTGAAATAAAATTGGTATCATTAAAAAACCCAAGACTTGAAACATTGTCAGACATTGTAAAATCAAATATATTATTTTGTCGAGAATTTGCATCTATTATTAAAAAACCAACGCCAATTGTACCGCCCGTTGGTGTTGCCAATGATACATTTCTAATATCACCTGTAATTAATAGTTGATTACTTGGATTATAAGATAAACCAGATCCTGAATATACAGTATATGTGCCAGTTGCAGAAGATGTAATAAGAGGCAATGAGTATGCTATATTTGAAGAAGTATTTGTAACAACTATATCAGAACTAAGTGCAGCGGTAATTGTACCATTGACCCAGTCATATGTAGGTAGATAAAATGCGGATGAATCTCCGTATCCTAATTGAGTTTTTGGAATTACGCCAATTAATTCTATTGGGTTAACAGATCCACCTGAATAAAATGCAAAACCGCCAAGACCTGCAAGAGCACCTCCATCATAATTTATAAATTCAGTTTCACCATTTGTTGTAGAAGAATTCCAACCGATTCTTAAACCAGCATTAGTGCCACCGTATCCAGTTGATGTTACACCGGTGATAACCGCAGGAGCGCTAGCACCATCTAAAAATAACGCATTACTTCCTGTAAGACAAGGTTGTATTTTAAAAATATTTGGAAGTTGTGTAATTAAACCAGCTGTTAATGGATATGTTGGCAATGATTCTAAAGAATCAAATATTACATTACCTCCGCCAGTACATCTTAAACTAAATGTTCGTAATCGTCCGAGGCTTGGATTATATGTTAGTATTGGATCCAATGTATTATCAATATATAAAGCATTTAATGTAGGGGACGTTGTTTTAGAAAATGGTACAAAATAATTACCCGATGTATCATCTGTTGTTAATGCTACATTTTGAGAGGTAGTTGCTGTTGTAGCTGTTGCACTATTACCAGAACAAGCCAAAGCATTTGTTGCAGTTGTTGCAGTTGCACTATTACCAGAACAATCCAAAGCATTTGTTGCAGTTGTAGCAGTTGTTGCAGTAGATGCGTTACCACTTAATGCACCCGAAAAAATAGTAGCAAAAATTGTATCTGTGCTTGGATTAACCCGAATCCCAGCATTAGTATGCAAATTAATATTAGCAGCAGTATTAGTATCACTAAAAGTTAAATAATGAATAGCATTATTACCATTAGTAGTTATAGCAACTTGAGTAGTAGTCGCACTATTACCAGAGCAGGCTAATGCGGTCGTTGCGGTTGTAGCAGTCGAGCTATTACCAGAACAAGCTAGAGCGTTTGTTGCAGTTGTTGCAGTTGTTGCAGTTGTTGCAGTCGCACTATTACCAGAACAGGCTAAAGCGGTCGTCGCGGTTGTTGCAGTAGATGCATTACCCGTTAAACTTGCAACAATAGTATTACAACTTAAAGTTGCAGTAGATGTATTATATGTCAATGGATTACTACCCGATATTAATGTTGTTTGATTTCCAGATGTAGGATAACCTCCAAGATTTATTATAGTAGAATTTGTAACATTTACAAGTGTTTTAGTAGATGTAGATGCATTTCCAACAAGCGCCCCTGTAAAAGTTGTAGTTGCTAGATTCTTTGTAGAAGGATTGAAAGTTAACCCGTTTGTACTATCAACATATAATGCCGCCGCGCCCGGGGTTGATGTAGATAATATAGGAATTGGTAAAGGTGTTGCACTTGCTGTTGAAATCGTAGAAATGCCGTTAGCAGTGGTTTGAATAGAACCATCTGGAAATTGAATCTGACCAGTCCCTGTTAATTGTAATGTATTATTGGTCATTAATGCTCCTGAATTTATATTTAAAATGCCATTAACATTGGTTTGGCCCATTGTCTGTGTGCCTTGTGCGACAGGATATTTTAAATATAGTAAATTTGCTTGTGCTTCAGTAAGCGGGATATTTTGATTAATGTTAAACACTGCAGAGTCAAATATAGGTAAATTTTCGATTGGCGCGGGATACGTTATACCACTCATTATAATTATATATATTATATATTATATATTTTAAAATATATTATTCTTAATAATATATAACAGGATGCCTAAAAAAATCGATGAAGGGATTATTAATTATTATGAAAAAATTCCAAAAAATTTGTTGGATAATGCAGAGAATCCAAATTATCATTTACATAAGTTTAAATTGCCGTTTCGGGGGTGTATAGTAGCACCATCAGGGTCAGGAAAAACCAACTTTTTAATTAATTTAATAAGTAAATTTAGTGAAGGGAGGGGGACATTCCGAGATATAACCATTATAACAAGGAATAAGGATGAACCATTGTATAAATGGATCTCTTCCAAATGTGATCAAATCCAAATTTTAGAAGGTTTATCAAATACACCGCCATTAGATAAAATGGATAAAGACGAAAATCATTTAGTTGTATGGGATGATTTGGTTTTAAGCAAGGATTTATCAGTTGTTGAAAATTATTACATTAGAGCTCGGAAAATGAATTGTTCAGTGATATTTCTTTCGCAGTCTTATTTCAAAATTCCTAAAATAATCCGCAATAACTGTAGTTATATGGTATTGTTGAAGCTATCTGGGAATCGCGAAGTAAATACAATATTATCAGAATTTGGATTGGGTGTTACTAAGGATCAATTATTAGCATTGTATGAATTTTCGACGAAAGAGAAATTCAGTCCATTAATTATTGATATGGAAGCGGATAAAGATTCTCGTTTCAGAAAGGGATTTTTGGAAATTCTTAATTATTAATTGTTTAAAGAATTAATTATATATGATAGTCAATCTGTCCCCATTTCAAACCATATATATATACAAGTTATATTTAATTATTTTTTAAATATAATTTAAATACAATTTTATATTATTCTGTAATTTATACCAATAAGCATTGGTTGCTGGTTGCTCCAAAATCCAATTCAAATAATATGTTGTACAATCACTTATTTTTTTATTTTTATTTCTACCAAATAATAAAATTATTTTACCAATTTTATAATTTACAATAAACCTACCAAATACATTTCGTTTGATCTCATTACTGTTCATTTTATTGAATATATAGATTTATAAATTTAGATAAATTTATAAATCAGTTTTTTTTATTTTATTAAAGAATTAGATTTTTTAATAAAAATTTCATTTTTTTATAGAATTTTGATCTTATAAATATATTTAGGTTTTTTCTTTAATTCTTTTTTAAGAAGAAATATTATAATATAATATATTGATTGAATAGAGAACAGTAATATTATAATAATATATATAATTTAAAAAAAACCTAAAAATAGAAAACCTAAAAACCTAACCTAAAATGGTTTTAACTCTTTTTCCTATAGAAGTTTTAAAAGTAAAAACACTCTTGAAAATCATTTTAGGTTAGGTTGTAGGTTTGATAATATATATATATACAAGTTTTAGTTTGTTAAAGAAAAACCGATCCAAAACCCCTTGATTCTAATTGTGTCTTTATATTCTTGTTTTTGGCTATCGTAATGAATTTTAAATTTCATTCGTTTAAATTCATCTTTTATTTTAA